TATGTCGGTACAAGGCTCAGGTTCTGGTACGACTGTAACTGAGAGCTAATCTTTCGGGGAGTCTAAGGTAACTCTTAGGCTCCTCGTTTTTTTTTTGGAGATTTTAGAATGACGGATACATCACGCACAGTTAGTGATTTAACCACCAACTTGTTTCAGGACGGTCAGGCAGCGGGTTCAATCACACCTCAAGACTTGCGTGACCTCATTGAAACTTGTCAGACGAAACAAGGAAGTATGTACGTTTCTTCTGCTGCAAGTACAACTATAAGTGTAGGTGGAACTTATGTTGAGGGAACGGCTGGAACATGGACTCTTAGCACAGCTCCTGCAGCAAATGAGTTTGATGAGAATACTGATGGTAGACTAAGATATACTGGTACACCTACAATTAACTGTCTATTTTTAGCTACAGCTTCATTAGAAATTGATACTGCTGCTGTTGATAAAGAGTTTGGATTAGCTATACATAAGAATGGTACGCTAATTACAGGAACAAAAGTAGTAGGATTCTCTCCTGCAACCACAGTTAATTCGGTTAATCTTACTACATTTGGATATGCTTCAATGGCTACTAATGATTATATTTCTATCTTTGTTGCTAATATAGATGGCACTGATAATTTAACTATTAGAAACGCTCAAGTAATGGGCATGGGATTGACTACTTAAAATGTCACATTTTTCTACAGTACCCATAACTGAACTAGAAGCAGTTAATATGCTTCTGGCTGCAGTAGGTGAATCGGCTGTTTCAAGCCTAGAAACAGCTACTACTGTAGATGTAACTCAAGCTAAAAACCTGTTATCTAATATCAGTAGAGAAGTACAGCAGAAAGGCTGGCACTTTAATACTGAGTGGGATGTAGTTTTATCGTTAGACTCTAATAATCGTATCCCATTGGGGAACTCAATTTTATCTGTATATTCTCCTTCTAAATTAACTACAATTAGAGGAAGATCGAGTTCTCCATTCTTGTATGATCTGGATAATAATACCTTTACTTGGACTACATCTATTAATGATGCTGTTACTATTACCCTATTAGATTTTGAAGATATACCTCAAACTGCAAGACAGTATATTACTGCAAAAGCATCTAGAATATTCCAAGAGGAAATTATAGGACAAGCTGCTGCTGAAACAGTTAATAGACAAGAAGAAGCTGAGGCTTATGCAGATTTACTAGATGATGAGGGAGAGCGTTCAGGATTTAATGTTGGGTATGGTACTATGGATATGTATAATACCACAAAGTTATATAGGAAACTTTGGTAAATGGCACTAATCACTGAGCAAATCAGTAACTTAATAAATGGGGTTTCTCAACAACCCCCTGCATTAAGGCTGGCTTCTCAGGCAGCAATACAAGAAAACGGTTTGTCTACTATAGCTGAGGGATTAAAAAAAAGACCTCCACTAGAATATGTAGCCAAGTTAAACAATAAAACCGATACAGATGCTCATATCCACTTTATTAATAGAGATCAAGATGAACGCTATATTGTCCAAATAACCTCAGATCAGTTTAGTACTGATTTCAGCTCAGATTTTTCAGGAACTGAGATGGAAGTTTGGGATTTAGATGGAACATCAAAGAGTGTTTCAGGGGCTACAGGAGACGTATTAACTTATATTACTACTGCTGATGCTAGGGATAACCTGAAATTATTTACAGTAGCAGACTATACTTTTCTTTTAAATAAAACCACTAGTGTAGCAAAGTCTACTACAACATCAGATGATAGAAACCCAGAAGGAATAGTTTTTCTTAAACAAGCTACTTCTGCATCAACTATGTATGTTTATGTTGATGGAACGCTACGATCTACAGTTACTTCTAGTGCGGATGCTGCAACTCAATTAGACGATATTTATGACGATCTTAATGGTAGTATAGGTTCTGGTGGATCAGGTGATTTTGCTGTCACTAAGTTTGGTAGTTCTAATGTTCACTTAACTAGAACTAATGGAGCTGATTTTACGCTTCATGCCCAAGCACCTGAAGATAACTTAATAGCAATTAAAGAGGGTGTAGTAGATTTTACTGAGCTTCCTTCTAGGACTAAAGATGGTTTTATCATTAAAATTACCGGAAGTCCTAACTCTGGAACTGATGATTACTGGATTAAACATAATAATCAGGCAGATGAAGATGTAGGTGAGTGGGTAGAAACTGTAGAACCAGGATTAGATAATAGTTTAAATGCAAGCACAATGCCTATTCAGTTTATTAGAACATCTGAAGATCCTTGGGATGCTGCCTTTGCTGCTGATTTTGGTGAAACCTTATTTTCCCTCTCTCAAATTACATGGACAGACAGAGTTGCTGGAGACACTACTACAGCTCCAGACCCCTCATTTATATCAGAAAAGTTAAACGATATTTTCTTCCACAAGAATAGATTTGGTTTCTTAGCAGGAGAAAACATTATTCTTTCTGAGCTTGGAGAGTTCTTTAATTTCTATAATACAACCGCAACAGATGTATTAGATACAGACATGATTGACTTGGCTGCCCCAAGTAATCAAGTAAGTATCTTAAATCAAGCTATAGCATTTAACGAAGACTTATATTTATTCAGTGATTTCTCTCAATTTAAACTGACTGAATTTGCTGCTGGTGGTTTAACTCCTACCAATGCCAAGCTGTCTCTTATTACAGAGTATAAAAACGATAAATCTGTTACTCCTGTACTCAATGGACGTAAGCTTTACTTCTCTGAAGAAGTAGACGGGTTTTCTAGTATTAGAGAATTTGGTGTGATTGAAGATTTACAAGAAGAAACAGCAGAAGAAATCACAAGTCATATTCCCAGTTATATTAAGGGAAAGATTTTTGATATGAGTCCAGCAAGTGATCTCTTATTTGTTCTCTCAGATGAAAACTTAAATGAAATTTTTATTTACAAGATGTTGTTTGAGAGAGGAACTAAGAAATTAAGCTCGTGGTCTAAGTGGAAGTTTAAAGATGAAGAAAAAGTAATAGGAATTAAGGTTATAGACCATATAGTTTATCTGATTATTGTAAGACCTGATGGTACTTATCTAGATAAGATGAGTTTACAGGATGCTAAACTTGTAAACTTAACTGAAAGTTCTACTCAGTTGTCTTTTAAACCACACTTAGACAGACTAACAGAAGTCACTGGTACATATAGTTCAGGATCTGATCTTACCTCTTGGACCATACCCTATCCTGATGACTTTGGTTCTACTTTCAGAGTTGTTTTTGGTCCTGCTTTTGAAGGGAAAGAAGGTGACATTGTTCAGGGGCTTTCTCAGACAACTCCTACAACCCTTACAGCTACTGGAGATCACTCAGCTAACTCATGTTTCATTGGTAAGGAATACCAATTTCTCTATGAGTTTACTGAGCCTACGATTAAGACTGAAGTACAGGGGAGACTGAGTTCCCTTACAGGTGGTACACTAAAGATTCGTAAGTTTAATATAAACTACTTTAATACTGGATACTTTAAACTTCAAGTAACAGCTCCAGGAAGAGATGCTTTTAGTTATATTTATACAGGCAGGATCTTAGGGTCTTCTCTGAATAAGATTGGTACGATCCCATTTGAAACAGGGAACTTTCAACGACTCATATTAGCTGGAGCTGAAGATTTAAAGATAGAACTTATATCTAACTCATATCTTCCTTGTGCTTTTACTGGAGCTGATTGGGAAGGTAACTATGTAACTCGAACTATCTCTGCTAGAACATCTGGGCGTTAACATGAAGCCCTATCATAGAGATAGCAAGCTACATGATGTCTGTGAGTTAGCTCCTACGCTTAGATTTGAAGACAAGAGAGAAGTTGAAACCTTAGGACACACTCCTGAACAAGCCCTTACTATAGGTTATATTTTTAGTCAAAGGTGTCAGTCTATTATTGATACTAATGGGCATGTAGTGGGCATGTATGGTGTATCTTTGGGCAGAGTATGGCTCTTAGGAGCTCCAGGACTGTTTAAAATAACCAAGTCTTTTTTAAAGTATAGCCGTTCTGAGGTAGAAATCATGAATAAGCTCTTTCCTCATCTATATAATATTATAGATAGTAGAAATGATCTACATATTAAATGGTTACGGTGGTGTGGCTTTAAAATAATAGGAAAACAAATGCTTAATAATGTGAAATTTTATGAGTTCTGTAAGGTGGCTAGCTGATGCAAGTTGATGGATGGTTATATGCTGCCCAAGCAGCCTTTGCTGTAGGCAGTAAAATAACAGAATATAATGACACAGTAACAGCAAGACATATTGATTTTGCTAATAAAACTCAGCAAGCACACCTTAATAATGGTTTAGCATATAATTATTATTTAAATATAAACGAAGAAAAAATGTTGGAAAATAAAAAGTTTCGTTTAGATGAATTTGAATTAAATAAACAAATAAGAGCTGTTGTAGCCACACAATTAGTTAGAGATGGAAGTGTTTTAAAGTCAGGTGGTTCTGCTAATAGTACACTTATGAATATTTATAGGAAAGGCTATCAGGCTCTTCATCGAAAAGAGTTTAATTTTCATACTAAACTTAGAAATCTTAAGATGCAAAAGAAAAACATGGCTCTGGAAACTCAAAGTAAAAATACTGCTCTCTTTAATTCACTTAAAGGTTTCCCAAGTCTTACAGGATTGGCTTTAGATATTGGTGGTACAGCCGTACAAACAGGAATTAAATATGGAGAAGGAAGACAACTAAAAGAGTATAAGCAAAATTATATACCATCACCTACTATTACTACTAAACCTAAAGCTCCTGAACCGAGCTATTGGGATAAAGAACCTTTTGGTAATAAGGCGAGAGAAGGCACACCGTCTAGTTACATTCCTAAATAAATATTAATGGCAAAAAATCCCTTTCCATTAGATCAGGTTCAAACACAGCTAGTTAAACCTACAACAGATGTTGCTGCCCCTTCTGTTGCAGGACCACAACAAACAGGTTTAAGTCAAGGACTCGCTGCTTTTAGTAATGCTGTGGGATCTGCTGCTGAATTTGCTAAAGCTAGACAATATAAACAAGATATGAAGGATGCTGGTTTAGCAGCAGCAAAAGGAGAAGTAGCTCCAGGTTTAGTGAGTGAAGAAGCTGTTGAACATAATTTTAATGTTTTAGATGAGAACTATGTAAATGATGCTTTAGATCAACTAAAAGTTCATGGGTCAACTCACATGTCACACTTAGCTAATGATGGTTCTAAAACTTCAGATCAAAAATCTGATGAAATTGAAGAATTTTTAGATACTGTTATAGGACATGGATTACAAACAGTAACACATAATGGTGAAGCATTAGGAAAACTACAATTAGGTGTAGAAAGTTATAAAAGAAGTTGGTTAAAAGAGGTAGCTCAGTATGAAAAACAGGTTTTAACAGCCGCCAATATTAAAAATGTTATTGATAATATAAATCAAGCTGTAGATAGAATTCCTGCGGGGGAAAGTATTAGGGGGATATTTCATAGAGGAGGATTTTTTGGTCAAGCACAAAGTTTAGAAAATGCCCAATTACAACAGCCTTATATTAATATTAAAGGTAAAAAAATAAAAGCTACACTTGGATTAGATGCAAAAAAAGCTGTTTTTCAAGTTTATGGTGATGTTTTATTAGATCGTTATGAAAGTAATCCAATAATGTTTTCTTCTTTAGTACAAGAATATAAAGCTTTTGTTAAAGAACATATTGATCCTTTAATTCACACAGAAAATGGTATTATTACTAGTGGTAAGGCTGATTCTATTGGAGATGATGTTACATTTAAATCTATTAAAGATAAGGTATTTACGGAAATAAGAGAAGCTAATGAACGCCTTGCTAAACGAGACAAAAAAGGACATGAAAACTGGGTAGCTGGGTTTGCTAGAGAAATTGCAGCTCAAAATATAGATCCTAGATTAAAAAAAGATAATGTTACTAGACAAACAAAACTAACTGCTTCACAAAGATATCAGGTTGAATTAAGATTTCCAGGTTTACGAGATCAACAACGAGAAATTAAAGCTATTGAAAAACAACTGCTCTTTCATAAATATGGTAAAGATTCTCAGGCTTATAGAGAAATAAGAAGTGGGGTTATACGAAGAAAAATAAATAGTTCAGAAGGAATTGATGCCTTAATTTATAGACGAGCTCTAGATCCTTCATTAGCTCCAGGACTAAAAACACTAATGACTGAAAACAGAGCAGCTATTACTTATAATATTGAACAAATAGAAAAACATACACCTATAATAAGATTTTCTAGAATATTAGATTCCGTAGAAAGTGAGATTTTAAAAAAACATATTAAACAAGGTTTACGAGATATAAACATGCAAGAAAAACTAGTTATTAAGTTTCCATCATTAGAAAGACTAGTTAATAGAGTGAGTAAATTACAGGCTTCTGAAGAACACCAGGAACCTCTAATAAAAGCCCAAGAGATTTTTAAAAAACTATCTAATATGATAGAAGACAGAGCAGTAGAACTTGCAGAACGGAATTACTATCCACGAATTAAAGAAATGTCTGAAGATGGTCAATCAGTTATATGGAAACCAGATACTTCTCAGAAACCAAATGTTGAGGCTCGTATTACTCAATCACAAATAACGACATTTGAAGAAGAAGTTACTAGTATGTATCAAGCTTTAATTAAAGCTTTTGAGGCAGTTCCAAAAGATAAAGAATAAAATTTTATGGAAATAACTAATAAGACTTCCCCAGATGTTAAGCTAACAGAGGATCAACAAGAAAAAACTTCTACTGAAGCTTTTAATACTCATTATTCTCCACTAAATAAAAAAATTCTGGAAAAAGAAAAAAGAGCTATTAAGGTACAAGAAATACTTGATGAATGTCCAACTGGCGATGAATTACTTGATCCCGATCCTACAAGAAGAAAAGAAATTCAACTAAAAATTAGAGATATATATAATCGACTTAGTAATGACTCTGATGCAGCAGCTTATTTTTATGAAAAAACAACAGATCCTAATGTATTATCTGTTTTACCTGAATGGTTAGAAACATGGGCTACACCAATTAGATTATTAAGTAAAAATATTTTTGAAGAACAAACGGCTGGTGAAAATATTAAACCTCCTCTTACTAATAAAGATTTTAGAACTACAGAGTTAGAAGAATTAAGGAATATTTTAGCAAATAAAAAATTACAGTCCATGAGTCCAGAACAACAAGCTATGGAAACTGCTCTATTAAAGAAACCTAGTGTCTCCCCTAACAAGGAAATCTGGCTTGCTACTCCAGCAGGGCGGGATGCCTATAATCAAGCATTAGCTAAGGCCAATAAGAATAAAGATAATTGGTCATATATAGATTTAGGAAATCAACCAAATGTTGCTGTTTCTCAAGCATTAAAAAAATCGTTGGGTCATATATGGTATAAAACTAATGCTGATGGAAGTTTTGATGTAGAAGACATATATGACTTTGATCCTAAAGGTGAAACTGCATCTCATGTTGCCACAACTCTTGGAGCTTCATCTGAAGAAAAAAAACCTGGTTTTTCTGGTGGAAATAGAGTAAAATTAAAATTAGAAGCTCCTTTAGTTTCTCATATACGCGAAGAATATAAGGATTGAAATAATGGTAGAAGAAGTTGTTGCTGATTTTCCAGATTATGAGGAAGAAGAGGGAGAAGAGCTTGTTCCTGATTATCCAGAATACGGTGAAGAACCGATAGAGCAAGATGACGAAATTGCTATTACAGAGATTTCACCAGTTACTCCGTCTGATACTGAATATATTAAAAACCAACGAGCACGAGAAAGTTATGAGGGTTCTTCAGAGCATGCCCAAGATGTTGTAAATGAATTAAATGATAACTCTAAAGTTCCACTTCAACAAGAAGAAGAACAAAAAATAATGAATGGTGATTCATCTTGGGTGGATATAGCAAGTCAAGAGGCAAAAAGGAATGTGGGAGGAAGGTTATCTACCCATAGTATTACAGATCCATTTATGAAGCGTAGTGCTGAATTAGTAGCACACAGTGGATATGGTTTTAAAAATATGCTTAGATCTGTAGTTGGTAAAGTTTCTGATGAAGGTAAAAACTTTATTTCAAAACCTCCTGATCCAGAAACTACACTACAAACTATATATCAAGGATTTACTCGATACGGTAGCTTGTTTTTTCCTGTTAATGCTGGAGCTCAAGCTTGGGCACAAACAATTTCATTCGGGCCAAAGTTTGCTAAACTATTACAAAAGTCTCCTAAACTTCTTAAGTTAATAGATAGACGTTGGGCTGCCTTTACAGCTTCTGGTGGTGTTGCTGAGGGTCTGGCATTTGAACATACTGATCCCAACATGATGAATTTCTTTATGAGTTTAACTGGAATCTCAGAACACTCAACAGTTGGAGCTTTTCTTAATGAGTGGGTTGCTACTAATCCCAGTGATAGTAAACTTTGGGGTACTAGTAAAAACTTCTTTGCTGGTATATGGAGTGCTGCTTTATTAGATTCTGTGTTTCGTATGGCAGGGTTTGGATATATGACTACTGCTAAACAAATTAAGAAAATAAAAGAAGCTACTAAAGAAAAAACATTAACTGAAACTACTGAAATTTTAACTAAAGAAGTTAAGATAGCTAAAGAACGGTTTGAAACCGAACATGGAGTTACTGTTGAAGAAACTCAAGAAGCTGTTGAAGAACTAGTAGAAGATGGTATAGATATACTTGAAGAGGCTCTTTTAAAAGCTAATCCTCAAGAAAAAATTAAATTACAACAGGGATTACCAGGATCAGTAAAAGAAGGACTTGAGGGAGATATAAAACATTCTATGGATGATGCTGTTGCTCCTATTTCTGAAACTCTTGATAATCCTAATCCTAAATTAGTTGAGCTTCTTCATAAAATAGCAAACAAAGAAGACATAGGACACCACGATCTTACTTTTGTTAATAAACATGGTAAGACAGTTCCATTAATTGAATCTTTTAATTTAAATAAAATAAAAACAAAGCCTGAAATGCTTAATCTTCTTCAAGCTATAGGCAAAGTTCTTGATCTTAAAAAATTAAAACGTCCTTCAAATCAAGATGGAATAGCAGATTTAGCAAACTTACTTGGAAAGCCTCAAGATGAAATTAAAGTATTTCTAAAAAAGAATACAGCAAATATTCAAGAAGCTGAAAAATTTGTTCCTGCTTATAAAATTATGGTTGTAACTGCTATAAAGCAAGCAAATTTAGCTATGGAAAAATTAGGAAGAGCTATTCCAGGTTCGGCTGAATATAAGGTATTGAGAAAAGAAGCTTATGCTCATGCAGCCAATGTGCAAGAAACAATGTCTTTAGCTAGTGATCAATCTTATGCTACTAGTCGATTGATGAACGCTCAAAAAGCTGCAATAAATGAAGATACTGTTGAGGCTTCATTACAGTCTAGACTTTATGGAGAAGTTATTGATAAAACTAGTACTATGGTTGTTCATCAGGCCAAACAACATACTAGACTTTCACAAATTAATAATAGTAAAATAAGAGAATATAAAGTTAGCGTTAGAGGACAAAAGTTTAAGGTTAAAGCTGATCCTAAACTAACTAAGTCATTTAAAAA